TTTCTCTATATCTTTCTCTATATCTATCTCTACATTGCAATTTTGTTGCAAAATGTTGCACTCCGTTGCTCCACTGTTGCATTGCAACGCTTTTTGTGCATTTTCCCTAGATTTACGACTTCTACGAGTGCTTGCCGTCTCGCTTCCTAAGTTATCTTGCACAAAAGGCAACTTGTACTCAATGGAATCTGATGTTTCAAGCAATCCGCAGGAAAGAAGATACTGAATCGTTACTTGAACATTGATTTCGTCCTCGTCAATATCAAGGGCGATCTCTTTGTAAAATTCATCTTCCAATCCGGAATATTCCAGATAGCCACCTTTTTTCAACGACAACAACTGCATCTTAAGGTATATGATCGTGTATGTATCGCCGCCTGCCATCTTTCGGAGTTTTTTGATTCGTTTGCTATCAAAGAAATCATCCATCAGTTTAAGCCAGTAATACCGCTTATTCTCCGCCATTTTCACTACCTCCAAGCAATTCAATAACCTTTGCCCCAGCATCTTCCGGGCGACAAAATACGAACTCAACGCCATACTTAAGTTGCATTGTCAGCATAGCTTTTGCCAATACCTTGCCAGATGTCGGCTTTGTTTTCGGTAGCGATACATTCAGCAATTTTCCAAGTGTGTGCATATATGCAATATTGTTATACCGGTCCACTCGTGGATTATGCCATGTAAATACATCATTGACGGAATACACCTTGTCTGTATTTTCAATAAGCACATATAGCTTAATTCCGTTGTTCTGCGCCAAAATACACTCGTCACGGAATCTCGGATGTGCTTTTCCGCAGATATTCCCTGCAATTTCCTGCATGTCCTTTTTCGTGTCAACGGAAACATCATATGTGCCAAGAAAATCCATCTTTTTAAGTTCCATTTTTCTAGCTGATTTTCTATGGATAACATCCGCTACCTTGTCTGTGGCAATTATGTAATCTCCAACCGGCAATGGTGCACGCAAGACTTCCATATCGTGGCTTTTGAAATATCTATTCTTAAGGATATGCAAGCCCTCTTTCTGTCCTTTATCCTCAATTATTAACACGTATTCTCCTTTCTGGCGGTCACTTTCAGCAACCGCCAAAGGTATCTCATGGCTTTCAATTTAGTTTTTTGTGATATATTAAAATTCCTTGCCAAAACATCAGATACCGCATAAATTGGTTTCTTTTAGGTAAATACCAAGGTGTTGCAACCTATTTTAATATTCAAGATTGAATGTAATTCTTGGGTTATATACGCTACCCTCGCTATCGTCGATTTCATAAAAATCGACATCTTCATCGAACTCTGCAGTTACGGTTGCTTCCTGCGTGTCGTTCTCATTGTTCCTGTCAAATTCCGCTTCAACATCGGTATCGAATTTCGCTTTTACATGGAACTCCACTTCTGTATCTGGCTTAAACTGCACCAGATCTTAAATCAACTCATATACTTTCATGCCGTCTCCTTTCAGAACGGACAAAGGTTCATATCAACCTCTAATCCTTTTTCTGCAATATAAACATTTGCTCCATATTTAACTGTTTCTTCTGTCTTTTGTTTGAATAATGCCGAATCTGCTGATTTATCTGATAAGTGAATTAGAACGACATTTCGCAATGCCGGATTATCGTTAGTAGAAATAAAGTCAAGTGCCGTTGGTAAGCTCATATGACCTCTTAATCTGTGTTCGTAATTTGGCTCTTCTCGGTTCACAAACTGCATATCATAGTTGGCTTCCACCATGATGTGATTAACACCATTAAATCTCCATCTGACGTATTCCGTGTCTGTTGCATACACCAAGCTGCCAATATCCGGGTGTGTGATGTAAAATCCGTAGCAGGGGCACTCTGAACCGTCTCCGTTGTTGTGTAGCCATCTGCCGGACTTATCCCGGTTTTCAAATGCTCGTATGCTAAAGCTTTCTTTCCCAAACTGTAGGATATTTCCATCTATCAATTTGAACGGCTCCCACACTGGAATACCGGCTCTAACATACTGAAAGAAGTACTGATGATGGTCTGAATGTATGTGGGTTGTGATTACTGCTTTAATCTTTCGCACATTGAAATCCAGTGCTTTCTTAACTTCCATAAACGGCAACCCTGCTTCAATAATTAACGCTTCGCTTTCATTTTCCAGTATGTAGCAATTACCGGATGAACCAGAGCCTAAGGCTTTAAGTTTCATACCTCTTTCACCTCAATTTTCAAATATGTGTTTATTATCGATTATCCAAGGATGTTTCGTGTAGTCTATATGGCTTGCCGCATTTGCAACTGTTTTCCGTAGCATCTTTAAATGTTCCTCACAATGCTTTCTTCCAGATACCGCCGGTCTACCACAGATTATGCACAATCCTTTATCCTCCCGGTACTCCCTTTGGCTTGTGGACTTCTCGCACGAACGCCTCTTTGCCAAACACCTGTTGCATAAAACAGTTCCGCATACTGCATTACGTTTTCCACACTTCACGCATATTCCACTGGACTTATTCATGTAATATCTGGTACGGACTCTTTCTTTCCGTGCTTCTGCCTGTTCCGGTGTTTCCCTTGCAAGTCTCTTAGCTTCTACCTTCGCTTTCTTCTCCCGGCACTCAGCGCACATTTTGTACTGCGTTCCCAATATGCCTTTGTGACATCTGGAGCATATACCAAGAGATACATAAGGGTCTTCCGCTTTTTCTCTCATTCGGCATCCTCCAAAAACCATATTCCTTCCGGTTTTAAAAAGTTGCCCTGAACAATGTTCTTTCTGAATATACTTTCTGCTGTCGGTGCAAGATCCGTAAGTCTCTGTATGCTCTCTTCTATGTTGTCTGCCAGAATATCAATGCCGAATAATGTCTCTGCAGCTTCCGTTTCAGTCATTCCTATTGACAGTTTCCGTTTCAAGATTTCCACAAGGAAATTTCCAGTACCACACGCAGGCTCCAACACTGTTCCTCTCCAACACTCTGCACCACCATTTTCATCTTCCAACATATTGCACATCTTTTGTACCATCCAGCCCGGCGTATAAACTTCTCCAAACTTTTTGACGCGTTCTCGGCTTTTTGTAATTTTTTCTTTCTGCCTATTTTCCATTTCTGTGATAAAACTCACTCCTCACATCAATAATCTGTCTTGTCTGTCCCAACAATGCCCGATTATGCTTTGCCCTCTGCTCATTGTCACAGATAAATTGCTTGCAAATTTCTGGTCGAACCGGATAGATTCTGCATTTCTCGCAACTCTTATCCGTATCAAGAAAAGGGAATGTCATATCATACGTTCTATTCGCAGTGGGAAGAAGATGTTTGCACTCTTTGATATGGTTCTTACGAATATATCTGCGAATGGTATCTACTTCTTTTCTGCTCATTGGTAAAAGATTGGAACAGCAGTTACCGCATTGGCTACATTTCCCATCTTTGCAAAAGTTGTAAATGTTATCTTCCATTCCTTTCTGTACGGATTCTAAAAATGATATAACTTCCATATGCTACTCCAATTCTTCCTCTGCCGGAAACTGAAAGATAGCATTGCTAATGCATTCTATTTTTGACGGCTGATTTTCTGTTTGCACCATAATACCGCATTTCTTTAATCTTTCAAATTTCTTTGCCACATCTTCCGAAACATCAACATTCTGCATTACGATAGGCATACCGATATATGCATATCTAAGCATTTCCATGGCTTTCTTTGCTTTTTCTTCCGTGGAATATTTAGCTGTTATTGAAGTCTCATTGTCTCCGATTGCCTGCATCCGGACAAATGCTGCTTCTTTCGCCCTTGTATCAATAAAAACAATGCTATTTTCGTACGGAAAATCCAATGTGCCGTCCTGTGATATAACTCTCATACATCCACCTCTAATCTTTCATAAAGTCCGGTACGCTTTCGTCATTCTCAACGACTTCTCCGGCTACTTTTTCTGGCTGTGGTTCAACTACTTCGCTCCCGGTCTCAATAACTTCGGATTCAGCTACGACAAATGGCTCTGAATTGGCATTTTCCGCAATTTCTTCCTGCGTCTGCTGATAAGTTTCATCCATCTGCATAAGAGACTGTTTTGCAATAGCATTAAGGTCTTTTGGATGCTTTTTGATTGCATTATTACGCATCTTTCGAACAATCATGGATTCCGATGTATCAAGCCATGCGGCACTCATATATGGTCTTGCAACTTCACAAGCAAGCATATCTTCCAATGTTTTGCATTCAAGAAGAGCCTCTATAATTTCATCTTTCTTAGACTTAATTTCTGCTTTCTGTTTATCGGTCGCCTTGCGCTTATTCTCACAGATGCCGAATGTTTCATTCAAAAGATTGTTGCGTACATGAGCCAAAAGATTTCCTTTCACGCCTTCACGTTCCGCAATCATGTATTCAATCTTTCCACAGTCCATCTCAACCGGATAAACGACACGTATTACTTTCTGCGACAATCCTTTTTCTTCCCATTCTGGCGGAGTAATCTCGACACCTTTATGTTTCGGGTATGTAAATTCATCTCCTTCTTTCACAAGCCATACCGGATAAACCTTTTTAACACCAACACCGAAATTACGGAGAAGTGCATCGTTTCCGTCTCCCTCAATACCCATTTCAACCTCTTTATACCAATTTCCATTAGCATCCTGCTTATTTCTCAACTGGAAATAGCACTCTCTCGGCACGGCATTTGCATTAAGTTTAAGGCTGGAAACCTGCCCGATAACCTGTCTCAAATTAGAACCATTCAGATTTTCCATAGCCGCCTTATTCGATGTAACAAGGTTGTAAATAGCACTCATAGATGCCATAACGCACTGTTTGGAATAATCATCAAAGGCAAGACCATGTTCTGCAAAATCACGCTCCATAAGTCCGGTATACTGATTTGCGTAAAATGAAAGTCTTGTATTCATTTCCTGCTTAACTGCAACTTCCTGTTTCTTTGTTTCTGCCATAATTATTTTTCCTCGCTTTCCATGATGATTTTTAATTTGTTTTCTTCTATTTCAAACTTTTCTTTTGCCGATTTAAGTTCCTTTTCTGCGGCTTCTCTAAACTTTTCCTTTGCATAATCGAAATTCGGCTTTGTAAGGAAAATATTTTCATAATAGCCAGTAATTTTCCCTTCGTCCTCTTTTCTAACAAAGCTCATGCAATTTGGAAAACCTCTTTTCTTATCAACTGGATAATATGTCTTTGGTTTTTCAATCACTTCCACTTCTGTGACGGAGATTCCGTCCGAATTAAGTCCATAAAAATAAAGTTTCACTGCTTTTCCTCGCTTTCCTCACATTTCTTCACAATCGCCACCTTATCAGCGCCGTAGGTTTCCACCCACTTCATATCCACGGTTTCATCTGTAACTGTTAGCTTTGCACCTTTGGCATTTACAACGGTATCTCCGGCTTTTACATCGTCTGATGTAGCAAATATATATGACCGGATCTGGTTTGGATATTTTGCTTTTATGTAATTCATTCTGATACCTCCTCAATCTCTCCATTTTCAATCGTATACCAAGTATCCGGCTTGATAT